ACAGGTTATAAAGGATATGAATTGGATTATTGCAGATGAATTTGAAAAGAAGATAAAAGAATTAGAACCAAGATCTGTAGCAGATGCAAATGATCCAAATGCTTGGTTTTGGGATTATATTGAAAAAAGAAATAAAGAATATATCGAATGGGAAACAAAAGGTAAGTGGGAGAACTAAATGGCTTGTTTAATTGCGAATCTACCCTCCTATGAGGTATGGGTAAGAAAAGAGTATCTAACTGACCATAAGAGTGGTCATGGTGAGTTTGTGAAAGGAGTATGGGTGTCTGCAAAGAGTATACCTGGTCGTGCCTTCTATTTCGAGACTTATTTACCAGAATATGCAGCAATGTTTGATAAATTGCCCATATCCGCATTTACAACCGACCCTGAGACACCCAAACCTGACATGACCTTACATAACCTTCAGTTTTGGAACTGTATGGACTACGGAGTTGTAGCAGTACAGAAGCAATTTATCGGTTCAATGCACTATGAAGTGATGACAAGAGACTATGGAACGCAAACAGGCACTTATATTTGCACTTTAGACAACTATCACCAAGATGTAGACGCAATTGACTACTCTACAAGTGAG